AAGCGGAGGTGTTTTTGCAAAGCAACGAGGGAGACGATCACATTATTTGCACCGCAGAAACCATGATTGCCGGTTGTCGCATTATGTTTTCTTTCCCTAAAAATCAACCTGACATCACTATTCACTAAGGAGTTTATTAAATGGCTAAATCAGCTACCCGAGTTAAAGCAACCGCGCAAATTTATGTCCCGCAAACCCGCGAAGATGCCGCCGGCGATATTAAAACCATCGGCGATTTAAACCGCGAGGTGGCACGCCTGGAGGCGGAAATGAACGACAAAATCGCGACAATCACCGAAGAATACAAAGACAAGTTCGCCCCGTTGCAGGAACGCATTAAAACCCTTTCTAACGGGGTGCAATATTGGAGCGAAGCAAATCGTGACCAAATCACCAACGGTGGCAAAACCAAAACCGCCAATTTGGTGACGGGCGAAGTGTCCTGGCGGGTGCGCAACCCGAGCGTGAAAGTCACCGGGGTGGAGTCTGTATTGCAAAACTTACGTATTCACGGGCTTGAACGCTTTATCCGGGTGAAAGAAGAAATCAACAAGGAAGCTATTCTCAACGAGAAAAGCGCGGTCGCCGGCATTGCGGGCATTAAAGTGATTAGCGGCGTAGAAGACTTTGTGATCACCCCATTTGAACAGGAAGCGGCGTAATGCTTACAGACCCATTGACGTATCTTATCATCGGAATCGTATTAACCGTGATTGTGGGATTGTTAGATAAAGCCGGCTATTAAATAGGTAGATACAGCCCATTGTATAAATGGGCTGAATACTCAGGAAGAAAATATGGAAGAAAGACGAGAAATGTATCGCAAGTTAAGCAACGATGCTGCCCTATGGGAACGGGCAGGCGAATATGCCCGCGCTTACAACGGTTGGTTAAAAGCCAGCCTTACCACTGAAAATTCAGACGAACACAACTGGTGCTGCGCACGCGCAGAACACTGCAACAAAATGGCAAAAAAACAACACTAGGAGGACAACATGCCGAAATATGTAGCACGCCTTTATTGTATGGTTGAAGTAACCGTAGAGGCGGAAACCCCAAGCGAAGCGTTAAACAAACTTGATTTAAACGAGATGGATATCAACGCCATGCCACACACGATTACTGAGATTGATGATGTGATTGAAACGGAGGAGATCTGATATGTGGCACCCGGAAAAACATGAAGCGGAACGCGCTGAAAAATTGATTCTAACCGGCAAATTATCCCCGCAAGAAAAGAAATCAATGTCAGCCATTATTCATGCACACAAAACCCAACAAACCAGAGACTGGTTAGACCGTGCAGTATTGATGGCGCTTGAGGAAAAATACAAAGGGCAACTTGCGGAGCTTTGAAAATGAGCGAAAAAAAAATCAGAGTCACCGAACAACTGGCGCACATTCTCGAACAGGTGGAAATGGCGAAAGATATGTGGCTTGAAGATGACGATAAAGCGTGCTTGAAGCTGTTACAAGCGGCAAGCCGAGAAATGAAACAGGTAGCTTGGAAAATTACGCCGATACTTGAGCAATAAGGAAAAACAACATGAAAAGATATACTCCGCCGGTACCAAGACCGACTTATAACGACGAAGGTTTTGCCGAACAAACCGTGCATGATTTTATTAAACAGCATTACCCAGATTCTTACCATGAGGACGCTTTAGTTGCAGAAGAATTTAGAGATGGAATCTATGAAGCATTAATTGACGAGCTCTATTTATATCAGGATCCACAAGTTTTAATGAACACCTTAATCCGGGATTATGATTGGGAGTTTACAGCTGATGATTGGGATAAAATCCAACATTTTGACTTTTTTGTCACAAACAGACTAAAAGAAAAAGAGCAGCAATGGGTTAAGGATAATGACATTAAACCACCTTTTCCGGTGGGAGCTAAAGTACGCCTACCGGCTCATTATAACGAGGCAGTCGGTATTATAAACCGAATCTACGAATACGACCCCGCAAGATACTGTGTATTAACGGAAAAACAGAATCAATACAACAAAGAAATGGAAAGTTTGGGCAAGTCAGAGCGACAAGGTGGCTGGATTTTGAAATTTGAAGATGTTGAATTGGTTGAGGAGTAAAACAATGAGTATGGAACAAGACAAACTGCTCAGAAAAATCAAAAAATTGTTGGCATTGAGTAAGTCAACCAACCCGCACGAAGCGGCAAGCGCACTGGCAATGGCACAAAAACTAATGGCGGAGAATCAGCTTAATCAATCACAAATTGAATTTAGCCAAGTCCACGCTAAGCAGAAAACTGCTATGAAATCCGCTAGATATGTGCACATGCTGATCTCTGTGATTAAAAAGGCATTTGGCGTTGAGGCTTATCTATCTAACATGTATCCCGGGAATGAATACGGCGAAAACAAAATGCACGTTGTGTTTTATGGCGCGGAAGAACGCCCTGAAATCGCATCTTACTGTTTTGACGTGCTATATCGCCGATTACAAGCGGCGCGCAAAGCGTTTTTAGATACCCAAAGCAAACGTCTAAAACGTAGTACGTTGATTGCACGGGGCGATTCATTTTGCGAAGGCTGGGTTGTCGGCGTGAATCAGAACGTTAAACGATTTGCAATGACACCGGAAGAAAAGCAAAAAATGGAAAGCTACAAAGCCGAAACATTTAAAGAAGAGAAATGGAGCGAAACCAAAATACGTGAGAAAGGAAACTCTAAAGACTACGGTTTGGCGCAAAGTGCAGGCTATAAACAAGGGAAAGAAGTTACGCTGAATCACGGTGTAAATGGTAAAGAAACGGTTAAGTTGGGGGTGAAAAAATGAGTGAAAACAATGGATGGATTAAGTGCAGTGAGAGATTGCCTGAAATATTTGACCATAATGGATTCGCGCGAAGTGATGTAGTAATGTGTTTTGGTGTTGAAGAACAAGATGACCCAAAAACTTACTTTTTGGCGTATCGAGTGCATGGGAATCGTTTTTATGGCTTTAATGGAGCATGTGAACAGGTTACACATTGGCAACCATTACCTCAACCGCCATTAGAATAGGCTTCATTCTTAAAATCTAACATATTATTCAGCCTTCTCGCGAGAGAAGGCTTAGTCATATGACGGAGAGGACAAAAATGGAACAAAAAGAAGCAAGAAGAAAGCAATTAATTCAGCTTATTCATATTGGGAAAAGCAAGTTACAGATGGATAAAGAGGTGTATCGCCTTTTTCTTGTTAATACGGTGGGCAAAGATAGCTGCACACAAATGACTTTGGTTGAGCTTAACAAGGTTGTGGACGCTATGAAAAAACGTGGTTTTCAGGTTTCCGGCGGGCGTTTTAAAGATGGTAAACGCAAGTCACCGCCAAGTTCTGCCACAGTGAGTAGCAATATCGTTAAAAAAATCCGCGCGAAATGGATTGAGATGGCAGACGCGGGCATTATCCGTGACCGTAGCGAAGACGGCCTGAATGCGTTCGTTAAAAATATCGCTAAAAATGCACAAGGTGAGCCGATTCCGTTTGTAAACTGGCTCAACAATGAACAGGCGTCTATAGTCTTGGAACGCCTTAAACAATGGCAAAAACGAATGATTAAGGGGTAATTTATGAAAGAGTCGCTAATGCAAATCCGCCGTCACGAATTACTGGAAGAAATCGAATTGTTGGTGATTGCGCTATGTAAAAATTACAACTTAGGGCAGCACATCTGTGAGCAAATTGGCGTCAGCGTTGCCAACTGTTTATCCGAAGAATATGCCGGGCAAGTTATCTGTTTCCCAAAAGATTACAGATATAAGATTGCCCAGCGCGACTTGGATATTTATAACAGTTTTAACGGTCGAAATTGGGGCGAACTTGGGCGTCGTTATAATCTGACTGAGAATGCTTTGAGGAAGATTGTTAAGCGTGTGCAGGATAGGATAATTAAAGAGAAACAACCTGACATGTTCATATAAAATAACGGCTCTACTGATCTAATTTTGTAGAGCCTTTTTATTGTTTATTTTTATGATTATTCTTTTTCACATACTGTAATGGCTTTTCATTTCTTTATCCCACTTCTTCAAGGATTATCCCTATAAGTCCCATTTATGTCGCTTAGACTATATTATTTATATCACTGTGGATCAGCAGGCAGAAATTCTTGGTAATAAGTTAATGCCATGCGTCCCGGCGTGGCGGAATCAAGCATAATCAGGGAGATTTGTTCATGGTCTTTCAATTCCGCCTGATAGCCGTGCAGTTTCTTTTTGATGATTTGCGCAGCAGCACGCCCGATATTTACAGACCAATCGGGGGACGGTTCAGTATTTTCAGATAGCCTTTGGGCGGCAATTTCATCGGGATTTTCAACCGCACTTATGTCCCAGTTGTCCATATCCGCCCAATCCAGTTCGCTGGAAATGTCTTTCATCGGCGACGGAACGGGTTTGCCGCTAATTGCCCAGGAGACGGTAACTTGGTCGCCGTTTCGGATACCTTGGCGTGAAATCAGCCAACGCAGTGCACTGTGCGCCTTGGCGGATACGTCTGCCGATACGCTGGCAGCTTCTTCGGCGGTGGCAAAACGCCCGCGAAAGGTGTAGCCCGCTGTATCGTTGGAAGAAATCAGCTTGGCTTTATCGCCCGTGTGGCGCAATTTGGCGGGGTGCATGGTGGAAATGACGGCTTCCTTGCCCTGCACCAAGCAAAAACCTTTTTCGGCTTTTTCTGAAGCGGCGTAATCCGCCCAAGATTGCTGTATGGTTTTGTCCGTCCAAGTTTGGCTATGTACGTCGCCTGCAATTTCCACCTGCCAGCACACCAATGCCGAGCCGAATTCGATTTCGCCCTTGGTTTTAGGCAGCACGGAGAAAATCGGCGGCGCATCGCCGTCGGCTCCCCATTTGTTCAGCACTTTGTTACCGGAATCGAGCTGAAATATGCCTGATTCCACCAAATCGGCAACCACCCGCCCTTTGGCAACATAGTTCAACACAGCCTGCACTTTGGGATGGGCAAAAGGCGATTCGCACCATGCTTTGAGTTGTTTCAGGTAGCCATCAAAATAGGCTTTCTTTTCGCCGCCATAATCGACGTAATCCTTGGCGACATATTGAATTTTGTCGGCAAGTGGATGCGGAGCTTCGCCGCTGGTGCGGTTTTCAGACGACTCGGTGGCAGGCAGCAGAATCGCCGTTTTCGGCGGCATCACGCGTGCCGTCTGAAAATTGCCCTGACCGTCAATCACGATAACGATATGCGCGTTTTGGATGGTATGCCCGACCGGCGTCAGCGGCTCGGCATCATCGGTAACACCCTGTTCCAGAATGCTTTCATACGTCCGATAAAGTTTCTGCATCCAGCTCATAATTCCAGCTCCTTGGCTTCATCTTCCACAGGCTTGACGTTTTCGCCGCGCTTGAACGGTTTTTCAGGCTGCATTTTGCGGATAAATCGGGTTTTCAGACGACCTTCTGTATCGTCGATGCTTGGAAACTCAATA